GAGCGCGCGATTCGAGAGGTCGTTGCTGCCTGACAGCTCCAGCGGAATCAGGTGCTCGTCAATGACGGGTTCTGAGATCAGTGTTCCACCGCATCCGCAGCCGCATCGCCAGTTCTGGCGGATGGAGAGGACGTTACGTTGCGCTAGGCTGAGCGGCTTCCTTGGTGTCGCGTTCACCTGCTCCCGGTTCCAGATCACTGAACATCACTCCGTTTCTGGCGCCCCACTCTTCGATCAGGGTTTGCAGGTCAATCATTTCGGCCTTGGACATGCTGGACGTATGCATTCCAAGGAGAACGAAGCCGCCTTCGATGCCGGGCACAACGTCCAGTTCGTGTTTCGCAGACCGAAGCGCCGCCGTGAAGATATCCTTCCACGCCTCGGTCGTCCTTTTCCGTCCGGCCCACTCAATTTGCCGGGCCACGTCGGTCAGGAGAGCCCACAGGCGGGCGTTCTGGTCCACGGTGCGCTTGGGCTGGCGAAACTCAACGATAGTCCCTGGAGGGGCGTTCAGCGCCCAGGACGCGGCTCTCTGGCGCGTTTCTCGGCTCGTTAGCAGGATGGTGGGCTTTTCGCTCACGCAGCTTGCGCCCTCATGTAGCGAGACCGCAGTTGAGCGACCGTGGCGTCAAGCTCATTCAGGAAGGCCACGGCCTCGCGCTCTAGTTTGGAAATCATCGCATCGTCGCGGTGAACGCGCTTCACGAACAGCGCCATTTCCGGGGGCAGACACGGATCGTAGGACGCGAAGTCGCACCACTGGCGCTTGGTGCAGGCCATCTGCCATTGCATCTGCGTGACGTACTTGCCCGGCACATTCTGGCCCAGCAGGGTTTCAATGTGGGTTGAAGTCAGGGGGCACTTCACTTCAAGCAGGCCGTCGCTCCCAAGTAGGCCGTCCGGGCTAGCGTGGGTGCCGACGATGGTTGGGTGCTTGACCAAGCCGACCTGATTCACGTCCACGTCGCAGTGGAACGAGTAGGCGTTGCGCGCCTCCGGTTCTTTTTCCACTCCCCACATCATAGCGGCGTTAGTGTATCCTTCTTGTGCTTGACCCGTCAGCCTCTCTGCGACCAGCGAGGCCATCACATTCGCTCGGCTGGCGCCCCACCCGGATTTAGTCTTGGCTATCACGTCGGCTATCTGGGACGCGCCAAGGCTCCCGGCCCGCGCGGCGCGCCACTCGGGGCTCCCTTGGATCAATTCGGCTTCGCTCATAGGGGCTGTCCTTTCATTCGCGCGTAGTAGTCGCGCATGTTCTGGTGGCGGCAAATGCGGCAACCGCGTTTGCCGTCCGGGCGCTGGTAAAGATTGTCTTCGGAGAGTGCGTGTCCACGCTTGCAGGATATCGCCAGCTTGCGCGGGCGTCGGTTCTGCGCTTGAACCTTCCTTGTCGCCCAAATGCAGTTGGAAGGCGAATATCCCGCGTTATTGTCGGTTCTCTCCAGCGTATGCGCGGGAGTTGGGCGCGCGCCCATGTCGGCGTAGAAATTGGCGAAATCCTGCCAGCGATCACACACCGTGATTCCACGCCCTCCGTAGTCTGGGTAACTACGCGACTGAGGGTCCCGACAGCGCAGGAGCATCTTGTGCCACACGTTGTACTCGGGAGCGCGCCCGGAGCGTCTAGCGCCGCCGTGCCGCAAGTTTGCAGTCGCGGGCCACATTTAGGCGCTGCGCTTCTTTTCGAGCTGAGCGGTGGCATAGGCGAGGCGCTTCTTCGGAAGGTGCGCCAGCGTGTCGATCTTGAGGAAGTTGAGGAACCGCGTGCGATCCGCGCCCACGTCATCCATCAGCTTGGTCAGTTCCTCAACCTGCTTTTCGTCAATCCAGTCGCCGGGAAAGTCCGAGGCGTTCCCGTCGTTGTCGTCGCCCACGGCGATATTGAAGATCAGCTTGAGAAGGTAGCGCTGGCCGTAGGTCATGGCCGCGCCGGTTGCGTGCGTCTTGGTCATCACGTCGCCGCCCTTCGCGCCCTTGCCATCGGCGGGCATGTCCACGTGGTAGGGCTCGCGATGGCCTTCCGCGTGAGCGACGGTGCAGGTGACGCGCACGTAGTCTGCGGGAGCGCCATCTCCAGTACCGAAACTTAGAGAGAAGCCGTAGCGCGTGTAGATTGGGCGCAGTTCCCGATCCAGTGCCGCATAGCTGGCGTACCTACTACGGGTCTGTGGATTGTTGGCGTCGGCTGCGACGCGGCCCATTTCGCCTTGGGCGGCGCTCATAGCCGCACCGAAAGCTTGGATCGCTTGGCGGTCGGTCATACGCTCATACATGCCGGCGAGGCGCTCCAGCTTGTCGATATCGATGCTGGCGTCACTAGCCGCCCTAGCGATGATCTGCATGATGGTAGCTGCGTCAGCCGCGACTATCGGTGCTTCGTTAACGGTTTGTAGGGCCTGTTCGGCGCCCATGTGGTCTCTCCTGTTGGTATGAGATAACTACACCGTGCGCCTAGACAGCGCAACCGTTATCCACATATAAAAAGCCATGGAAGGAACCGGCAGCATTAAGGGTTATAGCGGGGGCGCTGGCGTCTTCCGCTGCGGCCACCTAAAGCACCCCTTCAATTCCAGTCCGGTGGGCAACGGCACGTTCAAATGCCGTATCTGCTACAATGAACGCTTGCGCAAATACATGCAGGCCCGGAGAGCCAAGGAGAAGCAATGACCGCCCGAACCAGCTTCTATGGCTCGCTCGACGCCGAAGAGCGCGCCGACATGCTCACGCGCCTCACTTCCTGTTACGGCTGGACCAAGGCCTCGGAGATCATGCTCGGCCAGGACGAAGACGCGAACCGCGATCACTTACTTTGGAGACATCTCACACGGGATCGCCATGACCGTCGCGACTAGCGCGCACGTGGTCCCGGTCGAGCTTGCTGAGCGCCTCAGGGCCAGCGGCAAGACGTGGCGTCAGGTGGCTGTGTCGATCTGGTGCGCATCGGGCGAGATGTTCCAGCCGGATGCCGTCAAGCGCGCTGTGGGCCGGGCTAGGGCCGAGGGGCGAGAAGCCATGCGCCAGCAGGCTGCAGCGCTCGTCAGCACGTCTTGACCTGACTGTGGCTTAGGTCCAAAAAAGGCGGGCGGCGGGTGTATCCAGCACCGCGCCGCCTTCAGACCTGTAGCGGGAGGGAGGTCTTCGCCCATGGGCAAAATACTGAAACCGTCACTTGGTTTCAAGTCGCGATGAAGCGTCCAGTTTTGAAGGGCGCTCAGCGCGCCGCATTGCTGCGTCACTGTAAGCGACTTTTCCTTGCTGCCGGCCACGATCCGAAAGCGTCTGGAGCATCCGTCGTAGCGATGGTCTCTGTGTTGGCCGGCCATCGGATTTCGAAGGATCGAGCTTGGAAGTGGCTTCTAGCCCGCTACGACGGACCCGGGATGCATGGAGACTTGCCCTCCGTACGGGGGCGAAAACGAGGATTAGAGCCGTCCACTTTCTACGAAAGCAGGGAGTGGAGAGAGCTTAGGTATAAGGCGCTGGCGCTCTCTGACGGACGCTGCGAGTTGTGCGGACGCTCGAAGCAGAATGGGATCGTTCTCCACGTTGACCACATCCGACCGCGCTCTGTCGCTCCAGAACTAGAGCTTTGCCTAGAGAACCTGCAAATCCTTTGTGAAGACTGCAATCTCGGCAAATCCAACAAGGATTCCAGAGATTGGCGCGTGCGGGCGTGAGCGGTCTCCCTTGGTTCAAGTGCGATCCGGTTGCCTTCAACGACGGTATGATCGGCTTATCGCCTTCCGAACGCGGTGCCTACGCAACTGCCATTCTGTGCATCTACGCGAGAGGCGCCCAAGTCCCTGAGGTCGAGATTCAAAGCCGACTTGGGATTACCGCTGAAGAATGGCGACCGATCCGACGAACTTTAGTCGCTAGGGGAAAGCTGCGCGCCCACATTATCAAGGGCGTCACCTACCTGACCAACGACCGCTGCGAAGCGGAAATTGCGACCTATCAAGCCTTCATTGAAAGCCGCGGCGCCGCAGGGCGCGCTAGCGCCAAGGCTCGCGGGTTCGCGCTGCGACCCAAGCTCAGGGTAGTTGGAAATCCGGAAGAAGATCAATGACATGGAACACGTGTTCAACACGTGTTTAACGGCTGTCTAACACGTGTTGAACACCCTCCGAACAGATAGAGATATAGATGAAGAGAGAGATTCAAGTGGCTCACCAAGGAACGACTCTCACGGAGTCACAGACCTATCCTGCTAGGCTGAGCCTAGATTCACGAAAGTCTATATCATCGGTAGGGATTTAGCCGATGGTGAAGACGCTTCACGCGCACCAAGCGGCTGCGGTTGACCGGCTACGCGACGCCCTGAGGGCTGGGTTCAGGCGCCCGTTGCTGCAAGCTCCGACCGGCTACGGCAAAACTGTTTTAGCTGGCTCAATCGTCCAGTCGGCCTTGGACAAGGGCAAGCGGATCGTCTTCACGGTCCCAGCTATCGAGCTGATTGATCAGACGGTGAGGGCCTTCGCGGCCGAAGGGATAACCGACTTGGGGGTTATCCAGGCGCAGCACCACATGACCGACGCTAACAAACGCGTTCAGATCGCCAGCGTGCAGACTCTCAGCCGGCGCAAAATCCCTAAGGCAGACTTGGTGCTGGTGGACGAGGCCCACCGTGATTTTAAGCTGTTCCATGACTGGATGGCAGACGAGGATTGGCTTGGCGTGCCGTTCATTG